GTGTCGTCCTGTAGATAGTCTTCTCTATCTGTTCCAAGTAGGCATAACCTACCATCTCCTCAGGACACAGAAATACATCTGCATCATTGACTGTTATTTTGTAATCTTTAAATCTTTTACGGAATTCTTACCTAGTCTGATCTGGATGATGCCATTGTAGTTGTTTTCACGTAACAATACATCTTCCTTAAACTGGTAATAGGCTTCCAAGTAGTTAGTTTCGCCACGTGACTCACATAGATGTATGATTTCACGAGTGAACTTGTCCTTGCCTAGTAAGTCTATATCTGCTTGGAGTCTAGGACTACTGCCCCAGTATTCTTTCCAATCAGTTTCAACTGTTTCCCTGCGCTTGTTTTTCTTGCCTTTTAGAGGTGGTCTCTTTTTGATTGTTTTGAAGTATTTCCTGCCAACGTAATCATGACCGTTAACAGTATTAGTTATCCTATATATAAATCCATAATACTCGTTGATATCCTCAGATTCAAAAGGTTTACCGCTATAAATCCAAGGATGCTGATATGTCATATACTTAATTATCCTTGATTAATAGAGTCGTAACTTTTTTAATAAATTTTCGTTTTCATACAACATACCTAAATTGTATCTATTCTGTTGTTCATTGAATGGACTACACCAGGCAGCAGTATCACTGCGCCCATAGTCAGTATAATCATCACCTAGACCAAAATGAACAACTTTTGTTGCCTTAAGGCCTAATTTATTACACCAGTGTAATTGTTTATCTCGATATTTGTGTGCTTGATAGTCTATAGGAAATTGACCAATAATGTCAATACCTAGCCCAGCACTTAATCTATTACAGATGTTTTCATCATTGCTCATCTGCATAGGATCCTGCGGTTTGGTTTTACGCATTCTAACTGCTATTTTAGCACACTGTACAGGAAATGTCTTGCTAAAACTAAAAGTAATTTCGTCAATACAGTCGGCACTAAGATCTAAGTCCACACAATTCATGCTATTGGGTAAGTAGATAAAATCTACCAATAGTTTTACTCCTATACGATTACATTCTTCGATTAACCAATTAAACTGTGGATGTACATCTCCCAATAGCGCAAAAGGACAACTACATATACATACATCGTTGGGTCTGATATCGTCATCTTCTATGTAAGCCCACTCTAGTCCTATCTTAGTCCATATATCCATGTGCCACCAATAGTCACCACGGAATACACGGAAACGTTTGGCATTGTTGACCAAATAATAATTTAAAAAAGATTCCTGTGTGCCAGCACTGAATCCCACATACTTGAATAGGTCAAAGTTTTTTAAATTATACAATGTTCCTTGCTTGACCCATGTAGGAAAAGCATCTTGAAATTCATTGACTACCCAAGGATTTAATAAGTGTCTGCTGAGATTTAATCCTTGTACAAAATTAATCACAGTGGGATCTTTAATGCTATTACCACTGCTGAATATACTACGACTACGAGCACGAACTTCATCCATGCCAACGTTTTTAGGAAAAGCCCAAATATATTCACCAGGTACGTCTAGTTTACTCTTAGCACTAGCCAAAGATAATGTCCACGCTAACTTGCGTACCTGATCTATATCTGTTTTAAAAGTTGACATGCTGTTTGATAATGGTTATAATCTTCTTCCCATCCTGATTCGTTTCTATTAGATAAGATCCAATGTAATATTGGCAAATGGAAGGATAATTCAAAACTACCATTGGGGCCAAAAAATAAACAACTTTCGTAGCGTTCACTGTTAGAAGAAACAAAACTGCTTTGCCAGATTAATTCTTGTAAATCATATCCGTCAATGATAATTTTTTCTAATTCAAAACTACGATCTCTTATAATCTTACCATTTTCTACAATAGTGTCAGACGGATTTTTGTCCCAATGATCAATGCGTAGACAACATTCTACAGCATCAAGATCAATATTAAATTCGTACGACGGTTCTACAGTACCTTCTGCCAGTAACTGTTGATTGATATAAATCCTACATTTAGGATTATCAACTATATTTTTGAATGTCAGATGTAGACGCATATAATTTCCAAATATCCCAATTTTCATATACGGGATTTAAACAAATTCTATTAACAAATAATTCTGGGTTAAATGACAACTGGTATTCATTTAATAAATTGGCTCGACTGTAGTGGTCCCAATGCTTATTGCCTACAGCAAATATACTACAGTTGCTGGCAGTCAACCCAGGTAATGTATTACATATTTCCTGTTGTTTAGATTTAAAAGTTTTATGTATGTAATCACTGCCAAATGCTCGCATGACATTTAATCCTATGTAAGCAGATAAGTTATGATTGTAATTTATTTTAGAATGTAAACTTTGTCCATCAAATATATTTGGTCGACTGTATCTTACCCCAATACGTAATTGTGCTACAGGAAATGCTTTGCTTAAACTAAAGCAAACAGTATCAATACAAGTATAGTCTAAGTTTATTTTTAAATCACCACTGATAGCATAATACGCACAGTCGACTAATACAGGTATATTTAGGCTTTCACAGTGGTCTAATAATTCTTTATATTGCGAGTGCGGTGACCCGGTATCACAAAACGGCATGCTAATAACTACCGCATCGCCTTTGATAACAGGATCAGTGGATGTGATAAACTGCCAATCAATTCCATTGGCTTGCCAATTTTTTAAATGATAAAAATATTCACCAACAAAACATCGAAAACGACAGTTCCTGTGTCTGATATAAAAACTGTCAAATCCCTGGGTAGTACCAGTACTAAATGCTGGAACATATTGTTCCAACCCTTGTATTTGATTACTAGAGTGCGCCAACAGCCAATCACTGAAAGTATTTTCAAATTCTTTTAAGTAGTCTTTATTCATGACCACAGATAGATTTGACTGTAATTGGCTGTTAACGAAATCTAATGTATTAGGATCTCTGACTGCCCTAGATCCTTGAAACAGGTATTTTGCCTGATCTCTAGCTTCAAAAAAGTTTTTATCTTTGCTAGAGAGTAAGTAGGCAAGCTGTTTTATTTTGCCCCACCCATTGCGTTTTTCTTCTCTTGGATCTCAGCACGTCTAGCCTTGGCTAGTTTAGCCAGATCACCTAATGCGCCACGAGCACGTGCCGCCGAAGCCTTGACACCTTTACCTTCAAATTTTTCTGATTCTGCTACGTATAGTTCAACTGCTGCTAAAATATCATTATGAATTGCCATGTTTACTTTTCCTTTTTAAAAATTATACTATTAGTAAGGCTTGACGTCTAGCAATTTCTCTAGCAATCTTTGCCTTGTTCTTTTTTTGTTGCGTTTTTTCTTTTAACTCTTCTAGTTGTTTGATGTTTAATGGGCCTAGTCTAGATTTACCATTACGTGTCAACATTGGGTTAGCTTTGCGCTTACCTGGGTGTACTCTACCTGCTGGACCTGCCATTTGATTACTCCTTTTTATTAACTTATACTGGGTTTGACTAAAGTAATTAGCGTAATTTTATCTAAGTCCGGGCATTCTTGAAACTTATTTGCGTTTCAAATTGAATTTATTGTTATTTCTTAGATGCCACTCGATAACTGTGTTATACGAAAAATCAATGGTAACTTCTCCGTTGAATCCCCAAAATATATCATGATAGACAGTGGGGTCTTCGTAAGGAGTATAAGTGAGCATCGAAAACAACGTTGATTCGGTGACAGGAACATAACCAAATGACATATTTGCTAGTTTTACAAATTTGTCAGCTAAAATACGCCCATCAGCATCTACCTTGGTATCATATCGAGGATTTTTTCCGTTAATAATAAATTTTAGTTGGCTAGGTAATTCTATCAGGGTAGAAACATTGATAAATTGTTCAGTCACATTGTGGAAACTATACAGAGTTTCATTATTATTAATAATATCAACTAACATGGTGCCATTGCAAGAACCAAACTCTAAGGTTAAATCTAATCTGGCACTATTCTTCATTGCGAGTATGCTCCACTGTTTGTTCTTGATTTTCATAAAAGAAAAATCCACACTCTTTGCAAACCTGTTGAAGTTCTAGCAAATATTTTACACGTTGTTTAGGGGTAATATTTAAATTTTGATTGATCCAAATACTAGGCAAATTACCTTTCTTAATACCATAATCATCACTGCGGCGATCTAACTCTGTACCTGGTAATATTGACGCTAATGATAAATTCAATGCTACTACACTATTGTTGGCATATTGTTTCCTGTCTCTGAACCATTGTTTGGTATATTCATAATCAGCTAAGGTTTCTGTAGGATAAGCCACAATCATTAATAGTTGCAGTTTGACATTGTGTTTTTGACCCATTTCTAAATGATAATCAATGTCACTATCTTCACATGTTTTGTCCATGCCTTTACGTACATGATAGATTACGCTTTCAACACCTAACAGTATTTTAGCATTAGTACGTCCTAATAATTCCCAAAAATCAGCAGGGTGGAATTGTGGAGGTCTAACAATGAAAAATCCTTCCCAGCTGATTTGTTTTTCTTTGGGTTTGTTCTCATTATAGTCAGCAATCATCACTAATAACTTTTTAAATTCTTTCATATTGCCATTTGATAAACTATTACGCATAGCAAAGGCAGTTATGCCGTGTTTTTCAATTTGATACAACATTTCTGCAAAAACATTATCAGAATATCGATATTGATATTTGGTCCAATGCTCAATTACATCACAAAACTCGCAGTTTTTAATACAACCTCGACTGTCGCTGAGTGGGATTACTGGATCTTTGTATACAGAAAAATCATAATTAGAATAGTCAGGGTAAGGAACCACATTTAAATCTGGAATTGGTTTCCATTTATCAGAATTTATACCAGGATAATTAAGATTGCCTTTTATGTATTCAACAAATGATTCCTCAGCATCGCCAAATATATAGTCATCAACTAGTTTAAGAGATATGAGTTGTTGATAAAATTCACCATTCTTGTCAGTGACAAAGTTTTTAATACCAGGGCCACCAATCACAATTTTAATATTGGGACGTTTTTGTTTTATATCAGTTACTAACCATCGAGTAAATATCTGACATCCATAGGTCAACAAGCTCAGCGCAAGTATGTCTGGGTTTGTGTCTAATATCTTAGTTGAGCAATGATTAACAAGTTCTACAAGATCATCAATAGTATCCGGATGTGTGTACTGTGAAAAGAAAAAATCTATTATTTTTTGTTTGTTAGGATGATTTTCAATTTTATTTACAATATCAACATTTAAATCTATACCAATTGCATTTATACCATGTTCTTTAAGTATGGCAGTTAACAATGCTGGGCCCATTATAGGTTGCGTTGTATCTATAAATGGCACAGCTACGATGGTAATATTCATAAATTAGGTAATCTCAATATCAGTGTTATAACTAGTAAAGCCGTTTTCTTTTACTACAGTAAGTACATTATTTACCCGACCACCCAACTCATCTCTATGCGATACTAACCAAATTGATTTATGTGCATCACGGCTCATCTTCTTAAGGATAGCCATGGCATTCTCTACACCACTGGCATCCATACCACTATCAATCAATTCGTCAATGAATAATAAATTGATTGGTTGATATAATGATTCCCAAACATCACGGAAGCTCCACGATAATGAAAGTATAAGTCTATTACGTTCACCACGGGACAAGTTGTCAAAGTCTAGTTCACGTCCTAGTTCAGTGATGTTGACACTTAGGTCATTCATAAACACCACGGTATGGGGTAAGCCAATACGGTCAAGATATTGGCTCAGTCTGGCGTTCAAGTAGCTCAGATTTTGATCAATGATTCTCTTACGGATATAAGAATCTTTATTAGTTAATAGTTTGTATAGGAATTCCTGATGATCTTTGACTCGACTAAGCTCATTCATCTTAGTATAATCAATTTCAGCAAGTGCAGTTGCCTTCATATCTGCGATCTGTTCAGTGTAGGGATCTTCTTCTGCTGACTTACTGGTGATCTGTTCTTGTATACTAGCGATACTGCTACGATGTTGGATAGCAAGACCCTCATTGTCATAGAATGTCTTGGGTTGACTACCTAGCTCACCTAATTCTTGTTTGGCTAAGATCAGTGCTTCTAAATCTCCAGCATGGACACCTTGCTGTGTTTCTGCATCTTTAAGTTTGCTTTCTTTGATCGCTAATAGTTCTTCATGTTTGCTATCATGTAGATCTTGTCCACAGGTATTACATTTATGTTCACGTAGAGTAGCTATATCCCCTGTTAAGTTAGCGATGCCTTTAACTTCACGTGTTAGGTCCTGCTCACTACGTGCTATGGCTTTGTCCAGATCAGTTAGATCTTTACGACGTTGATTGTATGCTGATAATTCTTTGTGTGCGACGATCTCTGCGTCAATGTCTAATGTAAGTAATTCATCTAATGCTGTCTGCAATTTAGCGACATCATCCTTGCGTTTAGTTAACCAAAGAATCTGACGACGCTGTGTAGCTTCGATCTGCTCTTCAATACGCTTATTGGCATCAGTCACTGCCTTGATGTTGGCTTCTTCCTGTTGGATGGCGTCCTTTGTAGCCTTACTCTGCTCTTTGAGTAGTTCGGCTTTCTCACTCAATAAAGTAATACCCAACAGTTGTTCGATTATAGCACGCTGATCGTTTGGCTTTAATGCTAGGAATGGTTCTGTGTATGTATTCAGAGCCACCACGTGCTTGAACATGTCATGGCTCATGCCCAATAAACGCTCAATTTCTTGTTGCGTTTCTCTGCTGTCACCTTGACTATTATCGTCTTTGGCTTCCTGTTCCTGTTCACCTATGTAGAATTTAAGTACATTAGGCTTACGGCCACGCTCAATCTTATAGTCAACTCCGTTGACTTCAAATTCGATAGTGACCAACATGGCCTTGGTGTTGGTTTTGTTAACCAGATTGTCTTTACGTATGTTAGTTAACGCAGTACCATACAAAGCATATGACAATGCGTTAATGATAGTAGTTTTACCTGTACCATTACGTGCACCTGTGTCATCACCACCTAGGTCAATGTTTTCACCTAAGACCAATGTAAGGTCTTTACGGTCAAAGTTAACAGCCTGGGTGCTATTACCCACGCTCATAAAGTTTTTAACTGTAAGATATTTTATTTTAAACATATAAATTCGATCGGATGCTCACCAACACAATATTTTTTACAAACATATTCTAATTCTTCTTTAATATCTTTATCGCTGACAATCAAACAAAAGAAATTAGGTATATCTATATATACTAGCATCTTTTGTAGTTGAATTAAAGAGTCTGCGGGCAAATCATTAAAAGTATATACCAAAGGAGCACTATGATAAAATACAATTCTAGTAAACTCTTTAAATTCTTTTTCTTTAAGAGGCGCCAACACCGTGTATAACTTACTGCCTAAATCCAATGCCGACAAATCTAAAAATTCCTTGACATTAAATTCTTTTGGAATTAATTGTTGGACGTGCTCTAAAATCATAGATGTCTATAGATATCTAATAATAAATTTGGATCGTAGTGCTCACTGGCGATATTAGTCAATTGACTAGTTACAATACTGTCAATACTTTCAAATTTGATATTGCCCAGCATGATGTCTGTGCCAATATCTGCATTCTTAACTGGTAGTAATGTTAATTCACGCAGTTGATATGTGCCAACAAATGTTTCTTTGATAAATGTTGCTTCTTCATAACTAATATCAATGTCTAGGTTAACACGACAGTGCATGTTTGGTAACAGTAAGTTCTCCGGAGTGCGTAGCACATCACTGAGATTATACACCCGATACATGGGCTGTCCTGGCCAACTATGAAATACAGGCTCCTGGCCCCATTCGATGATCATCATACCACGAGCATCGTCACCAGCATCAGCATAATTGTGTGGGAAACAGTTGCCCATGTAGGTAATGTTACCACGTGTCTGTCGTTTATGGAAGTGTCCAGTGAATACTTTCTCTACACCATTGAACGCACCTTCTTTGATTTCACCAGTGTCTGGCATAGCAACCATGGCATTCATATAGAAGTGTGGCAGTTCTAAATGTCCAAACATGTACTTGGCTTCAATCTTACCTAGTTTCTTATGATCATCACCGACTAGCCAAGGAACGATACTGACATCACCTTCTTTATAGAAATCATTGATGATCTCAATGTTGGGGATATGACGGGCCCACTCAGCTGATTGGATGTCACGCTTATCTCTATAGTATAAGTCGTGATTACCTGGGATAAAGAACACACGATCAAAGGCCTTGCCCAATAACTCCAGGGCAGTAAGACTATAGTTCAATGTGACTATGTTGATTGCCGCACGATTGTTATGCCAGTCACCCGTCATGAAACAGGTATCACAGTCCTCAGCCTTGGCGGTTTCTATAAACCATTTGACAAAGTTAAGACAATCGTCGTTGTGTGTAGCACTGTTAGACTTCAATCCAAAATGAATGTCAGTCAGAACAGCTGCTTTCTTAAATAGATTAGCCATAGTTATAGTATACGCGAGTTAAGAGTAAAGTGCAAATCTTATATTGCCAATTATTCTTCGTAGTGCCCACCACCAGCACCCCAGTCACCTTGACGTGTATAACTTGGGCTATAGTTGTTCATCTCTAAAATATCATCACGGATATTTTGGTTACGCTTTTCTATATTAAGCACACGAGTGAAGCTGTTGGTAATTGCCGCAGTGTAATAAGCAAACGGGTTTTGGCTTTTTGCTTCATCAAACTGTAGACCAATTTGACTTAACTGTAGTAATGCTTGACTACGCATTTCATCATTGTAAGTATAACCACGCCAATTTGAACGGGTAGCATAGCGTTCACATAATTTGATAAACATGTGTGCTAGTTTAGCAGTCATTGACCCGTGGTCTCGACTGAACTTACCTTTTTCGACCCCACCTTTCCAGTGGCTTAGACCTACACAAACGGGATTACCTTCTTCATCAACTTTAAAATGCTGGAATGGAGGAAAGTTTACCTTGGTATATTTGGTAGCACCTTTGACAACCACGGGCTCATCATACTCAGTTTCAAAGTTGTCTTCATCAGCATCATGTTCTTCCTGTGCCTTAGCATCGGCTTTTTTCTGCTTGACTTCATCGACGGGTATATGATCCCATGTCATCACACGGAAGACCACATCTGTTTGTGGAATATCTTTGATAGGAGCGAGGTATTCGTCTAGCTTTTTCTTAACGCCATTTAATAGATCTATTTCTTGTGCTTCTTTAGCCAGGCGTTCTGCACGTAGTTTGCGTGCTTCAGCAATGGCTTTTTTAGTGATCTTGTCAACACCTGTGACAATCATGTCATAACTTTTAACTGTATCGTCTACAAAACTACAATAAGTTAACTTACTTTTAGCGATTTCCTTAAGTATGTCTTTATTGTTTAAATAATTCACCTTTCTCATCGTTAAGTTTTCCTTTTAAACTACTACTATTATATAACCTATAAATACAGTATACAAGAGGTATTTGATAAAATGGCATTTTTCCCACAACAGAATCTAGGCACGCAGTTACCAACCAGTGTAAACTTTACTGGTAGTAATACAGTGTTTGATCTATTGAAGCCCAGCACCAGTCGATTAAACATAGCTGGATTACTTCCTGGCGGTGCTAGCAGCCTAGGCAAAAACATTCCTAATATTGGTTTCCAGAGTCTAGCAGGTACAGGTGGTGCTACTGCTGCAGCCGAAGACGATTGGCGTGTGCGTGTTAGTCTAAGTCCTAATGCTAAGATATTCTATCAAGATCTCAGCTTAGGGCCTAATGCACTGCAACATCCTTTAATAGAGACCAATGGCGTTATTTGGCCTTATACCCCACAAATTACCGTAAATCACAATGCAGGATATTCAACTGCACACCTTACACATAGTAATTATCCTGCACATTTTTATAACAGTTCGGAAGTGGCAGACATACAAGTGTCAGGAGATTTCACTGTCCAAAACATGGAAGACGGACAATATTTGATGGCTGCAGTTTATTTTTTCCGCTCAGCTACAAAGATGTTTTTTGGACAAGGCAGTAATGTAGGTAATCCGCCACCCATAGTATTTTTAGATGGGTATGGTAGCCATTACTTCCCGCATGTGCCTTGTGTCATAACACAATTTAGTCATACGTTACCTAGCGAAGTTGATTACATCCAAGTTCCTATCAGTCAAACTGTGTTAGATACTAGTCCAACAGATCCTAATCGCAGTGTTAATCTAACACCCGATGAACAGAAAAATGTTCCTAGTTTATTGGTTTCAAATACACAGGCTACTACTCCTAGCACACAGGCCACAGTAAGAAATAGCAGAACCAAAACTATTACAACTACCACACGTGTACCAACTACTAGCACCGTTTCGGTAACACTACGTCCAGTATACAGTCGTAAAAATCTACATGAACGATTTGATCTTGAAAAATTTGCAGCTGGTGGGTTGTTACAAGATAAGGACAATGGATTTGGAGGATTTATCTAATGGCCATAACTTACAATAGAACCAGTCCATACGCAAATACAGACACGTATGGATTTTTCCTAGATGTGGCAAATATTCCTCAGATACCATTGGACCCCAGTGATGTCCAGTATCAGATAGATACTATCTACAAAGGTCGTCCGGATCTATTAGCATTTGACCTGTATGGTGATAGCACACTATGGTGGGTATTCTCTATCCGCAATCCAAATGTCTTACAAGATCCCATCTACGATTTTCAACCGGGCGTGATCATCTACGTGCCAAAAAAACAAAATTTAACTACAGCATTAGGGTTGTAATCGATGGCAGATTCAAATACCTTATCAGCTCAACGTGCCAAAGGATATCTCAGAGAACTTGGCTGGACTAATAATCAAGCTGCGGGCCTAGTTGGTAACTTCCAACAAGAATCAGGCATAAATCTTGATCCCAGCATCACCAGTCCAGATGGCACAAGTTATGGTATAGCACAGTGGACAGCTCCTAGACAGAACATATTCAAACAAACTTATGGTAAACCTATACAAGGTACTAGTTTAAAAGAACAATTAGATTTTGTAAACTACGAATTAAACAATAACGAACGAGCCGCAGGCAATGCCTTGCGAGCAACTACTACAGCTAGTGAAGCTGCTCTAGTAGTGTCAAATCGATACGAGCGTCCTAATGCTGCATTTGCCGAAAATGCAAGACGTGTGGCCTATGCTAATAATGTAGCCCCTACTCCGTCTATACTAGCTAGTAATGACACACTCAGTCAAAGTGAACAAAATAAACTAGACAACCAGACACCCAGTGAACCAGGCGGTGCTGTTCAACAGAACCCAAAAGTAGAATCTGATGAACCAGTTTTTGGACCTAATGCCAAGTACTATGATTTTAGTAAAATGTCACCAGAGGCAATCGCTGCTGCAGGTAAATTAGGTGCTGATACATCAGGTACATCAGGCACAACTATTAGTACCAAACCATTGCCTAATAGACTTCATCAATACCCAACTTATATCTATGGTTTAAGCCTACACATACTTTCTGATGAACAGTATAATAAGGTAGTTGAACAACAGACCTACACACCCGCTAATGTTCTTATAGCCAGTGCCGGTAGATACAGCAGTTCATTCCCACGTAATGAATTTTTTAACGAGGACTTTTATTTTGACGATTGTGATATCACAACAGTCATTGCGCCAAATGACACAAGTCGCAATACCAATGCGATTGAACTGAAATTTACCATAATTGAACCATATGGATTTACCTTGGTAGAAAGACTTTTACGTGTAGCAGATGCACTTAAGAGCAAGAATTATCTAGACATGCCTTATCTGTTACAGATTGATTTCTTTGCCATGGATGATGCTGGTAATATTGTGGGCAGCATAAATGATCTGAGAAAACGCATACCTATCAAGATAATCAAGATGGATATCCGGGTCTCAGGTAAAGGCGCAGAATACAAAATCACCGCAGTGCCATTTAATCACAGTGCTTACGAATCAACCAGTGTTACTACTCCAGCAAACTTTGAAATCACTTCGTCAACAGTAGCTGAGTTCTTCCAAAGTGCCGCGGATGCAGATCAGTTTAGTCAACTGTTGGCTGCGCAAAATGCACAAGAAAGAGAAACAACAAACAAGAATGCACCAACTCCATCAACTAATGTCAATGCCAATAGATTATCTACAACAAATTTTGACGCAGGGCCTATACCAACTACCGCAAGGAATGCAGGCAAAAATCCTCCTCCAACTAAGAGAACTTTTACTACAGTTAAGAGCTATGGTAGTGCCATCAATGATTGGTATCGTGCATTAAAAGAAAGCCGTAAGACTAGCAGCAATGACATTTATAAGTTTGAATTCCTCCCAGATCCCGAAACTGGTGAAGACATGATTGGGTCTGCACAGTTCATACAAAAAAACATCAACACACCAAAAGATACTCCGATGAAGAGTAATCAGAATCTCAATGATCAAGTCACTATGGCTCGATCTGATTTAGGTGATACCAGCACAGGTATACATGACATCACCAAGGCTATATTTCAAGTGCAGTACGGAACTACCATTGAAAAATTATTAGAGTATGTGATACGTAACAGTGACTATATTCAACGACAATTAATTGTTCCTGAAGATCCAGATTATGATCGTCAGAAAGAAGCATTCAAAAACAAACCACTTTATTGGTTTAAGATCGTGCCAATAGTTAGATTATTAGAATTTGATAAAATCAAACGATTATGGGCCAGAGAAATCACCTATACAGTGCAACCTTACAAGATTTATAATGTTCGTCTCGATGTTGGCCCACAAGGTGTGCAACTTTACCCAGTAAAAAATTATAATTACATCTACACTGGACAAAACGACGATGTATTTGATTTTGACATTAACTTTAATGCTCTTTATTATAATCAAGTCACTGCATTTAGAGATAATCTAGGTGAATTAAACCCCAGCAGTGATTCTTATACACAAGACTATTTGGTGCAAAATGCACCTAATTACGGTGGCGGTTCACCACCAAAAAGCATTGATTACAATGCAGTAATGCCTATGGTAGTTAAACCTATAGTGCAGAATTCTAAAGCACAGGCCACAGGTGGTGCTAATACGGCCAAAGAAGTAGCTTCAGTTGACCTAGCTGATAGTTTGATGACTAATAGCCAGGCCGATATGCTGAGATTAACTTTAAAGATTCTAGGTGATCCGGATTATATAAAACAAGATGATATATTCTATAGGCCAAGATTGTCAGGCGAAGAAAAAACTTTAGCAAGTCAACCAAGCAATGATCCTCGACTGCTGCCTAACAATGGTAGTTTGGTCATGGACGGAGGCGGAATATACACACAGATATTATTTAGAACGCCAACAGATATCGATGAAACCACGGGCCTGATGAAATTTGATCCTAATTACAAGCACAGTGTGTTCTCTGGATTATACCAAGTAATTAAAGTAATCAGCCGTTTTTCAAACGGACAGTTTACACAGGATGTAGAAATGATTCGCTTGCCACGACAAGTAGCATTTGACTACGTCAGCAACAATCAAAATAACAAGTCATCTAATAGGGATGAAAGTTCACAGCAGACACAACCAGGGTTGAGCCCACCAAATCCTAATCCGGTACCAAGTTCGCTAATATCTGGTGGCGGTGCTCCGGCAAGTCCAGCTGAGTTGGCAGATACCGCTACAGATCAAACAGCAGGCGGTGATCAACCAGTGAGTGAAATATCAAATAGCGAACCACCGGTAGAAAGTCAATCACAAGCAGATTTGCGTAATGTCAAAGATACAGCCTCAACCCAGCCTATAATTGTTCAAACAGAACCGCAGGCAATCGTAAACAATCCACCAACTAGTTTTGCACAGGCCTTTAGACAGGCTAGGGCTACATTTGGCGGTGCTGGGGGATCATTTTTTTGGAATGGTAAAGTATATCAAACTAATGTTGTTGGTGAAGCATTTGTAGTCAACCCTACAAATATATTATAGGAAATAAACAATGGCAATCGATCATAGAATAGGTAGCAAGGTAATTAAAAGTGCTCGTAGAGAAGAAGCCACAGGCACTCGCGTTGATCCCTATCCATACATTGGTATAGTTAAAAATAATCTTGATCCCACACGCAGTGGTCGCCTACAAGTTTACATACCAGATCTAGGTGGCCCACCTGATGAGCCTAACAACTGGCGCACAGTAAGTTACGCTAGCCCATTCCAAGGATATACCCCACTAACAGAAAAAAGTTCAGAAAAGCCCAGCACAGCCAATAGATTTGAAACTGTGCATCATACCTATGGTATGTGGATGGTACCTCCAGACATTGGGGTGCAGGTAATAGTATTGTTCGTAGGTGGTGATCCCTTGCGTGGTTATTGGTTAGCCTGTGTGAACCCTCACCTAAGCCATTTTATGTTACCAGGTATGGCAGGAACACCTAATGTAGATCCCGAAACACTCAGTGCCAGCGAAAAGAAAGCCTATCTAAGTGGAACAGCGATAAATTTACCTACAGTAGAATTTAATGAATATACCAAAGATTTTACTAACGAAGCCTACTATAATAATAATAAACCAATCCACAGGATACAACTTGAAATATTAAAGTTACAGGGCCTAGATAGAGATTCTGTTCGCGGGTCAATATCCAGCTCAAGCCAGCGTGAAAGCCCTAGCCATGTGTTTGGTATATCAACTCCTGGTCGGCCCTTGATCGACCCCGCCGACGATAAAGCAAAGTATCTTGAACAGCTTAATACCGGCAATATAGATAAGAAATATCTTTTTATCAAATCACGTAAGGGCGGACATCAGTTCGTTATGGACGATGGCGCAGCCTTGGGTGAAGATCAACTGGTTCGATTGCGCACAGCCAAAGGTCATCAGGTTCTCATGCATGACACTAACAATACTATCTATATTGGTCATGCAGATGGTGAAAGTTGGATCGAATTAAATGCTGATGGTGGAATGAATGTATTTACAACATCCTCACTGAACATGCGAGCCAAAGGCACTATTAATCTACACACAGACAGTGATTTTAATCTAAATGCTGACGGTGATGTGAATATTTCCGCAGGTGGCAAGTTTGCTGTTAATAGCGCGACCACTGATCTATTACAATCATCAGCACTAAACATAGAAAGCGCAGGTAAAGTTGCTATTAAAACAGGTGGTGATTTCCTTGTAGATGCACAGGGCAAGATAAGCCTCAAAGCTGGTGGTATATTTGCCTCAGAAGGTAGTGGAATCTATCAGAATAGTGGTAAGACAGTAAGTATCCCCGCATTTAAACCTATACAGGTTAATAAACTTCCTGACACAGAGGATCAAGGCGGATATTGGAACATAGTGCCAGGAGCACTGTCTACTATAGTTACTGTAGCACCAAGTCATGAACCCTATTTTAGAGGCGAGACTGGAGTATTCTTCCAACCAACAAGCCCTGGCATACAACCTGGCACTGCCTGGTCTGAATCAGTTGATGCTACTAAACAAGCACAGGACACAGGAGTACAAAATCCCGCACAAGATAAAGATCTACGCAATCAACCCGCCTGTGACTGCACTTTAGGCAATCTTGACAGTGATCAGCTGACAGCGTATTTTGCACAGATTGGTAAGAGTGAAAGTGGTGGTAACTATGCCGCAGTTAATACTATTGGTTACGTGGGCAAATATCAATTTGGATATCCTGCATTGATCGACACAGGATATGTTAAATCTAGCTGTACATCAAACGCACAACTACGTAATCCTAATATGTGGACAGGCAAAGGCGGGATTGACAGCCTAGATGCTTGGCTCGCTAGCTCAGCAGAACAAGAATCAGCTATGTGTGATTACACTAAACGTAACTATGCTACTATGTGCCGTATTGGAGCAGTTACAGCTGATCAGACATCAGAAGATGTTGCTGGAATGTTAGCAGTATCACATCTATTAGGTCCAGGCGGTGCTAAAAAATATCGACAAGGGCAAAATAGTGCAGATGCTTATGGTACCACTGGTGCTACTTACTTTAATAAAGGCAAGTATGCTGTAGCAGTCCTAGCACCTAAATTACCAGCTATAAATGCTGGATAAATATTAGTATGGCTACTACATATAAAGGATTTAGCACACAAGCTGGCAGTACAAACTTCCGCTTGACTGACTTTAATCTAATCAAACAGGACATATTAAATCACTTTAACATCCGCAAAGGTGAAAAGCTGATGCGTCCAAATTTTGGCACTATAATCTGGAACGTATTGCATGAACCCTTTACTGAAGATCTAAAGAGTGTAATCACACAAGATGTTCAGGCTATCGCCAGCTATGATCCACGTGTTAGCTTTGATAATATCATTATCACAGAATATGATCAAGGTATACAGATAGAACTACAACTACGCTACGTTCAAACAAATCAGACTGATCTTATGCTGCTGACGTTTAACGGTGATGCTAATAGACTCACAGCCAGTTAATTAACTACTCAGTTTATTTTCCTGATAAATACTATATAATAGGAAAACAAGCATGGCGATTACCACCAGACAAACCAGTTTATTAGTTGCAGAAGATTGGACCAAGCTGTATCAAACTTTCCGTAACGCAGATTTCCAAAGCTATGATTATGAAACTCTGCGTGCTAGTATGGTCAGCTATCTACAATTATACTATCCTGAGGATTTCAATGACTTCATAGAATCAAGTGAATTTATCGCATTGATTGATATGATTGCTTTCCTAGGTCAAAGTCTTGCTTTCCGTGCCGACTTAAACGCTCGTGAAAACTTTATTGACACTGCACAACGCCGTGACAGTATCCTTAAACTCGCTCGATTAATCAGCTATAATCCCAAACGCAATATCAACAGCAAGGGTTATTTAAAATTTGATTCAGTTAGTACTACAGAAACTATCTATGACAGTAACGGCCTTGATCTAAGTGGTCTAGTGATTAATTGGGCTGATGCAGGTAACGGTAATTGGTTAGAACAGTTTACTCTAATTTTAAATGCTGCTATGGTCAATAATCAAAACGTGGGTAACCCTAGCAATAGTCAAATAATTAATGGTATTACCAACGAAGAATATCAATTAAACTTAGTGCCAAACATATTGGCCAAGTTTCCATTCTCTGCCACAGTAGCTGGCACACAAATGACATTTGAGTCAGTAAGTCCTACCAGCAGTGGCAAAACCTACATCTATGAAGCTAATCCTTACATAAATGCACCTTTCAATATCCTATATAAAAATGACAACTTAGGTAATGGGTCAGTTAACACAGGATTCTTCTTATATTTCGTCCAGGGAACACTACAAAGCCAAGATTTTACATTTGCTGAAAGTATTCCTAATCGTGTGTATAGTGTGAATACTAATAATATTAACAACAGTGATGTTTGGTTATACAGTCTAGACAGCAACGGCAATCTTGACATATTATGGGAACAAGTTCCAGCAGTAGCTAACACCAACGTTATCTATAATCAAAGCCAAAATAGAAATGTCTATCAGATAAACACCCGTGCTGGTGATCAGATTGATCTAGTATTTGGTGACGGTAGTTTTGCTAACCTACCACAAGGCAACTATAGACTTTACTATAGAACTAGTAATGCCTTGCAATACAAGATCACACCCGATGAAATGCAGGGAGTTATTATTCCTGTTAACTACGTCAGCGCCAGTGGCCGTGTAGAAACACTTAATATTTCAGCTAGCCTACAATATACAGTAGCTAATGCAACCACACGTGAAAGCCTTGATGATATCAAACAGAAAGCACCACAACAATACTACACACAAAATCGTATGATTACAGGTGAAGATTATAATATCTTACCTTATACATTATTCAATGACATATTAAAAATTAAAGCGGTTAATAGAACATCAAGTGGTATTAGTCGATACCTAGATGTCATAGACGTCACTGGCAAATATTCCAGTACCAACATTTTTGCACAAGATGGTATGTTGTATCAAGACAGTTTTACTAACACATTTAGTTTTGATTACAATACCACCAACGATATCTACCGCGTGATCTATGATCAAGTGCAACCTATAGTTGAAGCACCTGAGACCAAACAGTTTTTCTATGCTAACTATCCATTGATAGCATTGAATGATATCTATTGGCGTACTTCAACTACTATCGCTAACGGTAGCACGGGATATTTTGTTGACAGCGACGGCAAAATTTTGCAAATTGGCTCAGCAGTGACCAGTACTAATCAATACATTGTACAAGGATCAATTGTTCGTTTTTCTGCAGGCCCTGGTAATTATTTTGATGCCAATAATTATGTCAAGGTAGGTATTCCAAGCCAACCCGGTGACAAATATTATATCTATGCGGCTATTGAATTAGTAGTAGGTAATGGTACTAATAATGGTCAAGGAAACTTATCAAGTGGGCAAGGTCCTGTCACTATTAATGCAGTTATTCCCAACATCGGTCTTAATCTGTCAGAGCAAACAATCATTGGTGACAAAGTATTTGCCGTGTTTAATAACAATTTTTCAAATAGCTTAGTAGCACAAATGGTTAGTTACATACAAGCATTTGCTAACTTTGGTCTACGTTATGATGTACAATCAGGTACATGGAAAACAATTACTCCACAAGACTTAAACACTGTAGATGATTTTAGTTTATCTAATTCAGGTGATACCAGTGGTCAAGCACTAGATTCAAGTTGGATCATCGCATTCCAAACAGTAGGACAAACATATACAGTCAGATACCGCGGGTTAAATTATGTCTTTCAAAGTGTGCAAGAAACTAATTTTTACTACGATGGTACTACAAAAATATTTGATGCTGCTACAGGTGTAACTATACGTGATCAAATTAAAGTATTAAAAGTTAACAGCAATCCCGACAACGCTAACCCATTGGCACTAGATTATATTTGGTATATTTACAAGAGTATAACCAATGTTGACGGATATGTAGATATTAATAAAATACTACTAACATTTTCAGATTCTGATAATGATGGTATTCCAGATAATCCTGAATTGTTTGATCTGATAGTTAATCCCACAGTCAACACTGACAGCAAATATGTTTATTTTGTACAGACTGTAGGATACGATAATTTCGCAGTACAAGAACCCGTAGACAATACCACAGTGGTTTCTATATATAGTTCATTGAGAGATGCACAGATTGCGGCCACCCTATATCAAAATGGACAATTATTCTACATACCAAGCGAAAATAAATTTTACAAACTTAGTGTAAGTGGTGCAGTTTATACTCTAATAATGCAAACAGGCACAAACGGCACTAATTTCTACACAGCTAAACTTGGTCGACAAAATCTATATTTCCAATACAGGCATAACAGCCCAAACAATCGACGTATTGACCCAAGCCCAAATAATATTATAGACTTATATATCATGACACAGCAATATGCCATTGACTATGTAGCATGGGCACAGGATATCACTGGTACTATAGTAGAACCAACAGCACCGACTAGTGAAGAATTAGAAACTAATTACAGCACGTTAGACAACTACAAGGCTATCAGTGACACTATCATCTATAATCCAGCGGCGTTTAAACCTTTATTTGGGCCCAAAGCAGATCCTACACTGCGAGCTACGTTTAAAGTAATCAAGAATCCTAACGTGGTAGTTAGTGATAATGATATCAAGACTTCGGTGATAGCGGCTATTAATCAGTATTTTGATATCGCCAATTGGGACTTTGGCGAAACATTTTATTTCAGTGAACTAGCGGCCTATTTACATGTGCAGTTAGTCCCAAAGATTTCTAGCATCATCATAGTACCAGCAAATGAAACAGAAGTATTTGGTAGCTTGATGCAGGTTAATGCTGGCATCAATGAAATTATTACCAGTTCTGCTACAGTTAATGATGTCAAGATTATTTCAGCAATTACTGCCGCACAATTAAATCTGAGAGAAGGTACGATTATTACAGACATTGATACTAGTAGTGCTGGTATAAGCAGTGTGCGTAGAACAACATCTACTAGAACTAGCACAACCACAAGCAGTAGCAGCAGTGGTAGCGGCAGCAGTAGTAGCGGTGGTAGTTCAGGTGGTAGTTCAGGTGGTAGTTCAGGTGGTGGTGGTAGTTCAGGTGGTGGTGGTGGTGGCTATGGGTACTAATTTATTAATACATAACGATTGAGAACAAGAACATAATGTCCACAAGAAAAAGTATAAATTTACTTCCAGGAATATTCCAAACTGACACGAATCAGAAATTCTTGTCAGCTACTATGGATCAGCTGATTAGTGAACCAGATTTGGCCACGTTATATGGGTATATTGGTCGTAGATTTGCACCTACATATACCAGCACAGACAGTTATGTAATTGAGTCTACAGCTGATAGACAAAATTATCAACTTGAACCTAGTATAGTGATCAAAAATGAACAAAATAATATTACTTTCTTTGCTACCTATCTAGACTTACTGGCTAAGATTCGTTACTATGGTGGCATCACTACAGATCAGAGCCGCTTGTTTGAACAAGAATATTATACATTTGATCCATTAATCAGCTATGATAAGTTTGTTAACTTTAGCCAGTATTACTGGTTACCAAACGGTCCTGATCCAGTAGAAGTCAGCACCAGTGGGGTTGATCTAACTGTAACTTACGCTGTAGAGCGCGATGCACCCAATAACAGATACGTGTTTAAAAATAATGGTGTTGTTGACAATAGTATTATTCTAGCTCGTGGTGGTGTTTATGAATTCGTAGTAGATCAACCAGGTTATCCTCTATGGATACAGACAGAACTTGGCGCAGATGGTAAGTTGATTGCAACACCAACACTAAGTAGTCGTGATATATTGGGTGTAGAAAATAACGGGTCTGATCAAGGCACTATAACATTCCGTGTCCCCCAGTCAACTGCACAAGATAGATTCCTAAGTATGCCTATCGCTGCTGAAGTAGCGTATGCAGCTCCACTCCCTTACTATGCATTACAAAATAAAACAGTTAGTCAGTTCCTAGCGGCATATCCGCAGTATGGTGGTATTACTGGACAACTAAACGGTAAAGAATTAATCTTTATCAATAGTTCTGCCTACGATAATCTAGGTGAAGAGGCATGGACTAATAGTAATGTTAGCTATGGATCACAGACAGCTAACGTAGCTAATGTAGCCATTGGCGCGGTTGGGACCAACACATTAAAACTTAACTCAGTCCAAAATGTCTATGCTAATCTAATCATCACAGGCACAGGTATTCCAGCTGGAACCACTGTGGTCAATGTCAGCACAGGCGGTAGTTCCATTTCACAAACATTTGTAGTTGCTAGTGTGCCAAATCCTGATACTCCTCCCCCTAATAACATTTATCAGATAGATGGAGCAAACAGGCCTATACTGACACTCCTACGTGGTGGAGTCTATACATTTGATCAAAGTGGCGCCTCCAACACTAATCATCCTCTGGCGTTTCAAGATAGCACTGGTGCTGCATTTACCAGAGGTGTTATTAGTACAGGTATTCCAGGTCAAGTTGGCGCACAAACAGTTTTTACAGTGCCTAACGATGCGCCTGATAGTTTAAGATATCGTTGCACGACCCACGGCAATGGCATGGGTAATACCATCACAGTGAGTGGTGTAAATATTACACTGAGTGCTAATCTAACAGCAAACGCTACTGGCACATATTCATTTACCAGCACTGCTTACAATCCGGGATATATTGTTCCCGATGATGAACGTTTTGACGTGTGGAAAGTAGTTTACGTTGATGCTGGAATCATCAACAGTTTTGGCAACACGGACTATTTGGTACAACTTATTCGCACAGACAATATCAACACAGACGAAAAAGTTTACATCAAATACGGACTAGTCAATGCAAATAAAGAATATTATAAAGACTACGATGGATTTTTTAAAGAAGTTCCATTGATTACTGCCACGCTAAACAATTTATGGATACAAGATGCTACGTTAGGTAGTTTATATCAGCCTGTCCAGATAGTAGAATATGCTGGGTGGACTATTGATGTTGAAACAGAAATCATTGGCCAACTAAACTATACTAGCCCAAATGGGGTAGAATTTACATCAGGATTAAAAGTACAGTTTGGTGATGATGTTACTCCTGTACAATATCAAAATCGTCAATACTATGTTGAGCAAGTAGGTGATCTTGGTGATGGTATACAGCTAGTACCAGTTGACGAGTTAGTAACTCCAGAATCTTATAATGATGAAAACTCTACGAACTATCCTTTAATCAGGATAGTATTAAGTGAACAGGTAACAGAAAATATTCCAACAGGTACAACTATAACAGTTGGCACTACCAGTGTGTTAGTTTATGAAGAAGTGATTATTGGTAGAAATTATATTACCACACTAACCAATGTCAGCCAAGATGACATAGGTGCTGTAGTGTCTGGTATAGGTATACCTACGGGTACCATAGTTGGATCTATTCGTTATGACACAGTATTTCCAGACTATATTACTATTAATAGAGCAAGCATAGATCGCAACGCTTGGTCACGTAATAACCGTTGGTATCATATAGATGTGATTATAGACACAGCAGAATACAACAGCGTGCAACCAATATTTGATCAAGGTAGCCGAGCACAGCGTCCTATCGTGCAGTTTGAAACTAATATACAATTATTTAATGATGGTCGTGTTGCTAAAGCACCAATTGATGTCTTAGATGATACCACGTTAAATGCTTTCACAGAATTACAAGGAAAGACCTACGATACTGCGTTTGGTGTTACTCTATTTAATGGTCTGCGTGTAATTTTTGCCGCTGACCTAGATCCATTGGTTAATAGCAAAATTTATGTGTTGAATCTAGTCCAATATGATGTTGATGCTAACGGTTTACCATCCGGTCCAGAATACATTAATCTGACGCTAGCTGATGATGGTGAAGTGGGTTCATATTCTACTACTGTGGTTAAATCTGGCAGATACAAAGGTAGCCAATGGTGGTATGATGGTGAAAACTGGAAGGAAAGCCAACAGAAAACGAGCCTACAACAAGCACCACTGTTTGATGTTTTAGATGCTACAGGCAAAAGTATCTCAACATATTCTCGCAGTACATTTGTGGGAACTAAGATATTTGGTTATGTGATCGGAACAGGTACGAATGACCCAGTGTTAGGTTTTCCGTTAAGCTATAAAACATTCCAAGCACAGGGCGATATTAAATTCCAAAATTATTTTAACACAGATACGTTTGAATATGTAGATGAGTTTGGTGCTATCGTAACTAATCTAATTAATCTAAGTTACTTACAAAAAATACAAGATGCGTTAACATTAACACCTAGAAATACTTGGTTGACTGTGCCAGAAAGCAGCAGACAATATCAACAGATCAGTTACCTATATGATGGTACAACTACTCAATTTAAGATTGACATAACTCCTAACACTGCTGCGAGTATTCCTAGCATTAAAGTATTTCAAAACTTCGTATATCTGCAAACCAATCAATGGTCATTAACCAATAATGAGATTACAATATCTGCTGAATTAACAGTGGGCGATCAAATTGACATCTTAATTTACAGTTCTGAGATCAGTAAACTAGGATTCTACCAAGTTCCGCAGAATTTAGATTTAAATGCACAGAATATTGATATTGATACCTTAACACTTGGACAAGTACGTAACCACTTAGTAGCCCTAGCACAGAACAGCACTATCTTAATAGGCGATGTTCTATCACAAAGTAACTTACGTGATATTGATATCAAACAACAAGGTGGCACGATCTTACAACACAGTAGCCCAACACCTTATGCTAGTTTGTTCTTGATTGACGAAAAAGCAAACTTTATCAATGCTCTACGATTAGCACAACAAGAATACACTAAATTTAAAAACAAATTCTTAGAGCTCAGCACTAGCCTAAATGGTATTGATTCTGATGATCCAGTAGCCAGTGTTGATTTAATATTAACTAAAATTAATCAAGTTAAAAATAAAACATTCCCATGGTATTATTCAGACATGGTACCATATGGTGCACTAAAAAATATCGTTGGACAGATTGGTAATATTGACGGATTTGAGATATTTGATCCGTTGAAATTAAATTATGAAATCACAGAAATATTCAATGATCAAGAATTAAGTAATAAAGCAGTATTAGTTTATCTTAATAATGTTCAGCTAATCAAAAATGTTGATTATAATTTCAGCATAGATACCCCAAGTATCAACTTTACCACAGAACTTGCTGTAGGAGATATAGTTAAGATAGTAGAGTATTCAAATACTGACGGTAACTATATTCCAGAAACTCCTAGCAAATTAGGATTATGGCCAACATTTATACCTGAGATATTCTTAGACAATACTTATAGAGAACCTACAAATGTTATTCGAGGACATGATGGTAGCATTACACCAGTGTTTGGTGACTATAGAGATAATTTCCTATTAGAATTAGAATTACGTATCTATAATAATATCAAGTTGCCTCAGAATTCTATATTTGGTGATATTTTCCGTGTAATACCCGGTAAATTCCGTGACAGCGATTATTCGTTAGCTGAGATTAATCAGCTGGTCAGCATAGATTTCTTAAACTGGATTGGCAATAATAAATTAGATTATTCAACCAATGATACTTTTGATCCTAATGATTCGTTTACTTGGAACTATGCAGACTCTACTGACAGAATAGATGGTAGTAAACTGCAAGGTTCATGGCGTGCTTGTTATCAATATTTTTATGATACTATACGTCCACATATAACACCTTGGGAAATGCTTGGATTTGCTACAGAACCAGACTGGTGGCAGGCATTCTATGGACCAGGACCATATACAGGTGGTAACAAACTATTGTGGGATGATCTTGAAGCAGGATTAATACGCTACGGAGATCGTGCCGGCATAGATTTAAATTATGCACGTCCAGGATTAAGTGCAGTTATACCTGTTGATGTCAATGGTAATTTACTAAGTCCGGCACAGGCTCTATCACAATCATTCAACAGCAAGAGATCAGCAAGTTCTTGGGCTATTGGACAATATGGTCCTGTAGAATTTGCTTGGAGAACTAGCAGTGAATTCCCTTATGCAGTCCAACAGGCGCTAGCATTAGCTAAACCAGGTAAGTATTTTGGATCATTGATTGACACTTACAACT